CTTATGCCCCGCCTTATCTGCGACTTATTTTCTTACGGTTGCCTAGTCTAGGCATTCAGGAGGCAGGGGCCGGAGGTTCGAATCCTCTCGCTCCGACCAATGTTTTCAAGCACTTAGGGGAACCCCTGCGACTTTAAGTCGATACTCAATCTGTGCGATCTCACAGCTTGAGGCATTTGCTGTGCCTGAAAAAGGAGGCGCCGCTGTCTCTGGCGAAAGTGCAGAGTACAACGGCGCGCGCAATGTAAGTTACCCCAACCTACAAGCTATATATAATACTTTAGCGACAGAAAGTCACCCCATTTTATCACTACATTGGGGGGATTTATCATGAGCCGCCGCGCTTTAGATTTAGAGTTCGGTAAAGATATTCGGGCAATTCACGAATTGCTAGGCAATCGGCCTGTAAACGAAATCTATGCCGTGCTGACTACGTGTATTGTTGCAATGTCTGAGAGACTTTCAGACAGCGGTGATGCGTCCGTAGCGCTTCAAAATGTGCTTATCACAAGCCAAGTGATAAAAAGTTTAGAAGGCGCTGTTAGGCTTTCAATTAGTGAGGGGGATGGCGCATGAGTGACAAGCCCCTTACTCGCCAGCAGAAGTGGCGTAAAGCAAATCCCAAGCGCTATCGCGCCCACTTGGCCGTTAAGAATGCCCTTAGCAGAGGAGAGCTTACGCGCAAGCCGTGTGAGTTCTGCGGGGAGGCTAAGTCTGAGGGTCACCACCCTGATTATGAGCGCCCCTGCGATGTGGTCTGGTTGTGCCGCAAGTGTCACTGCCAGCTTCATGCACAAGAGCGGAGGGCGGCCTAATGTCGGCAGTTAAACGCGGGCGCGACAAGAAAAGCCCATCGCCTCAAGAAAAGTACACCACAATAAGTCTGGCTCTGATGCAGAGTGAGGCTTGGCAAGCCTTATCTGGCAACGCGCAACGGCTATATCCCTGGATAAAGCTAGAGTGGCGCGGGGCCAAGTTTAACAACAACGGCAAGATTAGCTTGTCGGTTAGGCAAGCCGCTAAGTGCCTTAATTTTAAGTGCCAAAAGGTAAGCATGAAGGCGTTTCACGACCTGCAAGCCAAGGGCTTTCTAGTGCAGACAGAAGCCGGATCGCTGGGCATCGAAGGGCAAGGCAAGTCACCTACTTACGAGATAACCGAGCTTGCTATGCCTGGCAATTCTGTTGGGCGCAAGCTGTATAAAGATTGGCAAGAGGGCGGCGACTTTCCGATTAAGTATAGCCCAACGCTCAAAAGCAAAAGACCTCGCAAGGTTATGGACAATTTATCTGCCAATGTCATCAAAATGAGGTGAATTGATGCAAGAAAAACAAAACCCTGTTGGTCATACGACCAACGTCCTGTTGGTCAAACGACCACCGTTTAGGCATCCCCTGTTGGTCATACGACCAACGTTTTGGTCATTTTCGGGGCTTTCCTGTTGGTCATATGACAACATCCTTAATATACTAGGGACTAGAAAAGTCGCTGCAGAGGATTTTGACGATTTTGCGCTTGGATCGATCGGGGCGCTCGCTCGCAGCGCTTGATCAATCTGGTGCCAATGCCCGAAGATCGCAGGGGGCTGTCGGGCCGCGGGGTGGCATATCTTTTCCCACATTGCTCAGGGGGTACGCTTCATGAGGCCCGCCACCAAAGCAATCCGTTTTCTTGAGACCCTGAAAGTCCCCGAAGGGCCGTTAGCTGGAAAGCCCGTCAAGCTGGCCCCGTTTCAAAAGCAATTTGTGAAGGGTGCCTTGGCTAGTGGGGTGAGTGTCGCTTGCCTAAGCATCGCCAGGGGTAACGCTAAGACGGCGCTGACCGCAGGTCTATCGCTCGGCGAGATCATGGGTGTTTGGAATAGCGAGCCGCGCAGGGAAGTCTTGTTAGCGGCGCGGACAAGAGACCAGGCGCGAATTGCGCTCGATTATGTCCAGGGCTTTATCGGTTCGCTGCCAGAGGAAGAGCAGGCGCTGTTTACCTACCGCCGAAGTCCCCGACTTGAAATTGAGTACGAGGGGGATGGCGGCGGACACTTTGTGCGAGCGCTTGCTGCTGACGGCAAAACATCCTTAGGATCATCGCCGACCCTTGTCTTGATGGATGAGCGCGGACACTGGAAAGCAGATAGCGGCGATGCACTAGAACACGCGCTATTGTCTGGGCTTGGGAAGCGCAACGGGCGGGCGTTTATCATATCCACATCGGCGGCGGATGACACACACCCCTTTAGCGTATGGCTAGATGAGGATCAGGACGGCGTCTATAGGCAAGAGCATCGGCCAGAGCCTGGATTGCCTGCTGACGATCTTGAAAGCATAAAACAAGCTAACCCTGGCGCGGAATACGGCATCGGGGCGAGTGTAGAGTGGCTAGAGGCGCAAGCTAAGCGGGCGGTAAAGCGGGGCGGATCGGCACTTACCAGCTTTAGGCTATACAACCGAAACGAGCGCGTTTCTGGCGAGACCCGTGACCTGCTTTTGACAACAGATCAGTGGCTAGATTGCGAGACCGAAACGCTACCGCCGCGCCAAGGTGCGGTTGTGATTGGCGTGGATTTAGGTGGATCAGCTAGCATGACGGCCGCCGCATACTACTGGCCTGAAACTGGGCGGCTGGAAGTACTAGGCGCTTTCCCTAGCAAGCCTAGGCTATCGGATAGGGGCCAAAGTGATGGCGTTGGCGACCGCTATCTTACAATGCGCGATAGGGGCGAGCTTTATACGCTCGGAGATCAGACAGTTCCCGTTGCGGACTGGTTATCGGCGGCAATGGCCCATGTAGCGGGCGAGCGCATCGCGGCGCTAACGGCGGATCGCTATAAGCAGGCCGAATTGGGCGAGGCGATTGACAAGGTTGGCATCAGGTGTCCGCTTGTCTGGCGCGGCCAAGGCTTTCGGGACGGCAATGAAGATTGCGAGCGATTTAGACGCGCCGCTTATGACGGCAAGGTGCAATCTAGCCCATCGCTGCTATTGCGCTCGGCCTTTGCTGACGCGGTTGTCCTGCGAGACCCTGCTAACAATCTCAAGCTGGCAAAGGGGCGCAGCAAGGGCCGCATTGATGCGGCGGCCGCCGCAATACTTGCCGTTGCCGAAGGTGCCAGGATCGTTGGCCGCTCACAACAAAGGGGGCGGATGGCATGGGCATAAAACGCCATTCACGACACATCACGCGCGGGCCTAGATGGAAAGCCCTGCGGATGCAAGCGCTCACCCGCGATGGCTGGCAATGTGTCCAGTGCAACAAGCGATTGGGGCTTGAGATAGACCACATCAAGCCAGTAAGGGCGCGCCCTGATCTGGCTTACGACCTTAACAACCTGCAAACTTTGTGCGGCGCTTGTCATAGCCGCAAAACAAGAATTGAGGTTGGCTTAGGCCAGCCCAACCCCAAGCAAGACGCTTGGCGCAAACTTGTCCGAGACCTTGGACGCTAATCCCTAAAAGGAATATTATTTATGCTAGATTCAGTAAAAATTGCACGGCGGCAAAGTGAAATCCGCCAAAGCCTCGCCGAGTTAGGTGGCAAGTCCGACCTGGCCGAAGAAGAGGCCCGCAACATGGACGCGCTTGATCGCGAGTACCAGCTAAACGAGACCCGCTATCGAGCGGCACTAATCACCGAAGACGGCGAGCGGCAGAAAGCGGCCGTTGAGCTGGAGACCCGCTCGGATCGCGAGTGGCATCAGTTAGCGGCGGGCTTTGAATTGCGGCAAGCGATGCTGACGCTCGATGAGGGCAGGCCGCTCACTGGCAAAACCGCAGAGGCCGTAGAAGAATTGCGAGGCAAGGGCGGCTATCGCGGAGTGCCAGTCCCTTGGGAAGCCTTGGAAACTAGAACAGGCGAGACACTTGCGGACGGCACCCCCAACCCCCTGCGGACAGCGCCGATCATCGAGCGGCTATTTGCAGAATCGGTTGCCGCTCGGATGGGCGGCCGCATGGTGAATATCGGCGTTGGTGAGAGTGAGTATCCAGTCGCAACATCGGCGGTGACGGCTGGATGGACGGGATCGGAAACTGGCAATGTGCCTGGCCCATCCGCCTACACGACTATCGACAGGCCTCTAAAGCCCGACAACACATTGGGGGTGCATATGAGGATCACGCGCAAAGCGCTAAAGCAATCTGGCACTGGACTAGAGCAGGCGGTGCGGCGCGATATGAACGGCGCGATGCAAGAGGCGATGGATCGGGCGGTCTTTCTGGGAAGCGGTACGGCGGGCGAGCCTACGGGCCTAATCCCTGGCGCATCCAGTTATGGCATCACTGAAACTGACCTAACATCGGCGGCGGACACAGATAGCCGCATGAGGGAAATAATCAGCGAGGCGGTTCACTTCATGACGGACAATGCCGCTAGAGGGCCACAGGATTTGCGGATGCTAGTGCGGCCAGAGTTCTGGGGGTGGTTCGATAAGTATATCTGGGACAACACAACCCCAGGCGGCGGCTCTGGCGTCACGCACTGGGATCGGATGCTTAGCAAGTTCCAAAGCATCACCCTAAGCCCCAATGCGCTTGAGGCACCAACTGGAAGCCCCGTTGCGACAACGGCGATCTTGACTACAACGGCTGGCGGTACTCCCCCGTTTTTTGTCGGCACCTGGGGCGCTATCGATCTAATCCGCGACCCTTACAGCGATGCACAATCGGGCGGATTGCGCCTGACGGCTCTAGCAACAATGGACGTGACAATCTCACGATCAGTGCAGACTCGGATCATCAATAATATCTCACTAGAGGCTTAGAAAGCCTTGGCTAACGAAATAGCATACTACTCCATGCAATCGGGGCTTTCGCTAAGCGCTAAAGTGTTTGGCGGCCCTTCACAGGTTGGGGCGGATATCGCTCTAAGCGAGGTAGCGGGCGTTGGTTACTTTGGTGATTACGATTTAACCACGCTCGCCGATGGCATCTATAACACAGTGATCTATAGCGGCAGCAATCAGATTGCTGGGGCAACGCTTTATGTGACGGACGGCGCAGAGTCTATCCCAGGCATAGAGGCATCTAAGATACACAATGCTTTAGATAATTATCCCAATAAAGATGGCTACATAGGATCAAGCGGGGCTAAGAGTATGGCTATAATCAAAACGCTAAATGCAATAGATCTTTCTAAAGGCGTTTGGACAGATATAACGGCGGGGCTTAATTCTGGCGCAACCTATCGCTTTCTGGGGCAATACGATGCAACAATCCGCTTTTCTATATCAGATACAGCACCGACCTTGCCTAAATCTGGGGCAAGGCTAATTAACAACTTAGCAATTCATTATAGCGGTACTGCTATTTGGTTAAGGGCATCCGATGATCGCAAAATAACCCCAGTGGAAATAAGTTAATGGATAACGATGCAATGCTATACGCTTTTGACAGTGGCGAGCTGGAGTTACGCAGCTTTGCCAAGCGGGGGGGGCGGATCAGTGATCCAGGGGCGCTTTCCATACGGCAAGAGGGCGGTGCTATCTGACGGCGGCAGGACGGGGCGGCCGCGTAAAGAAGTGATAGCGCCCAGAGCGTTTAGCTACCGCGTAAACATACCAGAAGAGGATATTCACCTGCTGCTAGGGCATGACTACAACAAGCCCCTGGCAAGCCGCGCATCAAAGACGCTTGAGCTGACGGACACAGAAGAGGCTTTGACTTTTGAGGCTAGAATCTTGCCAGAAATTGCAGAGACCACGCACGGACGGGACGCGCTTGCGCTTATCAATTCAGGGCTAGCGTTAGGGCTTTCCCCAGGCTTTCGCTTGCCGCCTAAGCGGGCGGTGGCAACGCCAGAGCGGATAGAAAACGAGGGACACAACCCAGAGCAGGGTGAGCACAACGCGGTTATCAGAACAGTGCTAGACGCCCTGCTTTACGAGCTTAGCATTGTCACGCGCCCAGCCTATTCCGAAGCCCAGGTGGAAGCGCGTAGCTGGCAGGTGAAACTACCGCAACAAAATCGGAGTTATTTACGATGGCGCTGATCCTTAAAGAGACTGAAAGCCCGCCGGCCGAGTATCCCGCTTTGCCTGACGATCTAACCGATACCGCAGACCAGGCACCTGGGCTTTGGCAACGCATCGAAGCCTATTGCCGAACGCGCTACACGCCTCGCAATGTGGAGTGGATAGTAAGCGGGACTGGGGACTGGAATTCGCCGCTAGAGCCGACAACGCTGACAACGCTAGAAATCTGGCAGGACAACGCCTGGGATCGAGTAGAGCCATACGCAACGCCCCTAGGCGGCTATTTTTTGCCCGCTGAGGGCCATTATCGCATTCAGGGCGATATTGCGGGCGCGGAAGTGCCTGCGGCCGTCTGGGAAGCATATCGGCGCTTAGCGGGCTATCTAGGCGACTTTTTGTCACATTATTCCGCGCCAAGGTTCAAATTGGCTTTGGGTGACATAGACTTTAGCTTTACGCAGTCCGAAACGCGGAAAGCCCGCGCCCTTGTCTTGAGCGGTGCAGCAGACTTGCTAAGGCCTTACAAGCGGAGAAAATGATAATGCA